GGGGCCAAAGCAGACCGAGGAGCCCCCGAGCGTAAACTTTTGACCGTTTAATAAACCCCACCCATGCCCCTCAGCACCGCCGCCTATTACGTCTCCCTCAATTACGGCCACCACCTCATCAAGTGGGCTATCGGCCGGATCCGGGCCGGGAGCATGACCCCGGAACAGTTCGCCGAGAGCCAGACTGCGGACGCCCACCCGCGGGATCCGAAGCGGGCCACCATCGCCCGGGGACTCCGGGAGATCATGGGAGAGAAGCCCGAGAACCTTCCCGAAAGCCTCCGATGACCCAAGCCGACTACGCAAGGGCCACCGGACTGACTAAGGGCCGAGTCTCCCAGTTGGTGAAGGCAGGAATGCCCCTAGCTTCCCGGGAGGCTGCCGACAAGTGGCGCGGCATGAGTACCCGCGCCCGCCCCACCGCAGGGGCCAAGGGAAAGCCGGCCGCACCGATCATCCCGAAATCCGCTTCGGGATCATCCGCGGAGCCGGGACCGTACCGACCGCCCGAGGCCCAGGCACCCACTGACCCCGCATTGATTTCGGCCGACACCCCGGCGGGCTCATACGAACGGCAAAAAGGCATCGAGAAAGCCGCTTACGCGTTGTCCGTCCGGGCGCTAAAGGCAGGGCAACCTGACGCCGGCCGCCTTGTTCAGATCCACAACCTCGCCGCCCGAAACCTGACCGCAGCCCGGGAGGAAGTTCTCGCGCTGGCCGAACGGGAGCGGCACCTTGTTTCCGGTGACTGGGTCCGCAAAGCCATGATCGAACACGACGGAGCGGTCGCCACTTTGCTCCGAGCAATGCCCAAGCAACTCGCCGGCCGCATCGCCCCTCACGACCCCGAACACGCAGAAAAGGAACTGGACCGCTGGGTCCAAGAAGTCGCCCTTGCCACTCTCCAACAAACCGATCCCTGGAAATGAAGACCAAGCCAACCATCGAAAACGTACCAATCGGGAAGCTGAAAGCCTACGACAGCAACGCCCGGACCCATTCGCCGGAACAGGTCGCCCAGATCGCCGCTTCCATGGTGGAGTTTGGTTTCACCAACCCGGTGTTGATCGACAAGCGCGGGACCATCGTGGCCGGTCACGGTCGAGTCGAGGCCGCCCGGTCGCTTGGATTGGAGGAGGTGCCTTGCATTCGACTTGAACACCTCACCGAAGACCAAGTCCGGGCCTATTGTTTGGCCGACAATAAATTGGCCCTAAATGCGGGGTGGAACATGGACACCCTCGCCGCGGAATTGAAAGGCCTCGAGGCGGTCGGGTTCGACATGAGCCTGACAGGTTTCAGCCCGGAGGAACTCGCCGAAATCATGGGGGACACCGTCGAAGACACCGACCCGGAGGAGCCCGCCCCGGAAGTCGAGTTCTCCGAGGAGTTGCTCCACGCCCACAACTACGTCGTGCTGTACTTCGACAACCCATTGGACTGGCAGGTCGCCCAGGAAAAATTCGGACTCAAGGAGGTGAAAGACCTCATCCCAAGAAAGGGACAACCCACCGGAATTGGCCGGGTCATCCGCGGCTCCGAATGGCTCAACCGCATCGCATGAAAGACCCCACCGTCTCCGTCATCATCCCGTCGTTTCGTCGGGCGCATCCAGACCGACTGCCCGGCCGAGATTATTTCAAGTCCGCCCGATACTGCGTCCCGGAATCCCAGGCCGCGGACTACGTCAACGTGGTCGGGGCGTCCCGGGTGTTGGCGATCCCGGACTCAGCCGACGGTAACATCGCCCGAAAACGGAACTGGATCCTTCGAAACATCCCGCGGCCGTTGCTCATGATCGACGACGACGTCAGCGGGCTTTGCCATACCGAAGGCGTCTACAAGCGCGGCCGGTGGACGGGCAAGAGCGACCAAAAGATCATGCTGACACCGGAGGAAGCCGACGACCTCATTGTCCGCGGGTTCAACCTCGCCCATCAGTTTGGGTGCGTTTTGTGGGGTCTCAACCTCAACGAGGACGGGCGCATCTACAAACAGTTCAAGCCGTTCTCGCTGTCCGCTCCGGTATTGGGGCCGTTCACCGGACACTTGGCGCACCGATACCTAAACGACGAAAGGATGGGATCGAAGGACGACTATGACTTCGCGCTCCAGGTGTTAAACAGGGAACGAAAGATTCTCCGCCTCAATAAGTACGCCTACGTCTGCGAACACGGGGACAATGCGGGCGGGATCGTGTCGAGCCGAACAATTGAGTCCGAAACCAAATTCTGCCGGGCCATTGAAAGGAAGTGGGGGCGGCACGTCATCCAATACTCACTGCAACCGAAACGAATGGCCGACTTGTTGAACGCCCGAGTCGCCGTCCCGATTGGGAACGTCTGATGCTCACCGACTTACAACGTGACTTGCTCGAGTTCCGCCGCGGCCTGTACCGCCCGACCCCGCGGCAAACGGTCGTCGAGTGGACCGAGGCAAATCTCAAACTGACCGCCCGGCAGACCGAGAACCCGGGGCCGTTCTCGACCAGCGTCCGCCCCTACACAAGAGAGCCGTTGGAATGCTGGAAGGACTCCGGGGTCGTCGAGATGACTTTGTGCTGGGGATCCCAGACCAGCAAAACGACTACGCTGATGGCTGGCCTTGCGTGGCTCATCGACAACGAGCCGAGCCCGGCGCTTTGGCTGATGCCCACCGAAAACCTCGCCCGGTCGTTCTCGAAATCCCGGTGGCTTCCAATGCTGGAGGATTGCCCGGCAATCGTGGCGCACTTTCCGCAGGATCGGGACAAGCTCACCAACCTCGAACAGCACTTCGACCGATCAACGCTGACGTTCGTTGGCAGCAACAGCCCGGCAAACCTCGCCTCTCGCCCCGTCCGGGTATTGGTGGCTGACGAGGTTGACAAGTTCGCCCAGGCCACCGAGCGGGAAGCCGACGCCCTCGACTTGGCCGAACAGCGCCTCAAGGCGTTCAGTTCGTCCAAACTGTTCCTGACATCTACGCCGACCACCACCGACGGGCGCATCTGGCAACGGTTCCTCCGTGGTGACCAGCGCCGATTCTACCTCCCGTGTCCGCATTGCAAACAGCCGATCCGACTGGAGTGGAGACAAGTCAAATGGGACGAGACCGCCAAACTTGAGGACGGCAAATGGGACTTTGGACGGGTTCGCGCCTCCGCCCGGTACGAATGCCAGCTTTGCAAGGGCAACATGACCGACGCCCAGAAGGTTGCCGGACTCAGACATGGGCAATGGATCCCGGAGAACAAAGGGGCGCTGCCCGGGGTGCGGTCTTACCATCTGTCGAGCCTCTACAGCCCGGACCGGAAATGCACTTGGGGCCATCTTGCCGTGCAGTTCCTCGAAGCCAAGGAATCGCTGTTGGGCCTCCAGTCGTTCGTCAACGGTAACTTGGCCGAACCATGGGAGAACCAAGCCGCGCCACGGCAACGGGAGGAACTCATCGTGTCGGGCACCGAGGGCCTGACGGACAAGTGCGTGAAGTTCTTGACCGTGGATTGCCAAGCCTCCAGCCCGCACTTCTGGTTCGTGGTTCGAGCATGGAACGAAGACGGATCCTCCCGGGCGGTTGACGCCGGACCCCTCGATACTTGGCACGACGTGCGCGAGAAACAGCGGGAACACGGGGTCGGGGACGTCCACGTCGTCATTGATTCAGGGTATGATGCCCCGACGGTTTACGCCGAATGTCTCCGGTGGGGGAGGTTCGTGGCTCGCACCGGGCGGGTGCCCCTTTGGGTCGGGTGGATGCCCTCAAAGGGAATGCCCCGCAAGGGATGGCGCAACCCGAAGACCGGGGTGGACGAGCCATTCTTCCTCCGAGGGATCGACCCGCGGGTGGGCGACAATGCCGGCAACCAAGGACGTCTCGAGCTCAAGCTTTTGGAGTTCGGCACCGACGTGACCAAGGACATCCTCGAGCGCCTCCGCAAGGGCAAGGTCAGCACCCGGTGGGAGGTCGCCGAAAAGGTCGCCACCCCGGACTATTGGAGGCACCTCGACTGCGAACAAAAGGTCGCCCGCCTCTCGAGCGCCACCGGCCGAACGACGTGGACGTGGCTACCCAGGTCGTCAAAATGGCCGAATCACCTTGCCGACTGCGAAGTCATGCAGGTGGCCGCCGCGGTTTTCTTCAACCGACTCCGCATGACCGCCGCCTCATCGAACGATGCAAACTGACCTGCTGACCACCAAGGAACTGGCCGCCATGCTCAAGCGGGCTCCGTCCTACGTCTACGCCATGAAGGCCCGCGGGTTCCCAATGCCCGGGGGCCGCGCCCGTCTCACCGAGGCGCTGACATGGCTCACCCGACACCCACAACCGAGGGCAGAACGCCGGCACGGGCTCAAATGAGCAAGGACGGGCCAACGCCCCGGTGGCGTCCGGTCCCGGATCGTGCGGACCTTAAATCGTGGCAGTTTCCTCAGCATTCGCCCGCGGCCTCCTGCGTCACGTCTATTCGACGGTGACCCATGGGGCTACGTTGCTGGACAAGCTCAACTCGCTCAACAACGAGGCGGTCCACGCGCTTGAGTCGGGAAAGGTTCTCCAGCAAACCACGGGCAATGGTCGCTCGGTGACGTTTCAGGTCAACGCCAGTGAGGGCGTGACTCCCACCGAGATGTCGGAGATTTACAGCCGGCTCTTGGACCTGTATGACGACGCCGTCGCCGCGGGGAACGTGACCGACGCCACCCGCTACGCCTACATGATGGCCCGGTTGAAGCCGATCCGGTCCTTCCGAAACGATTTCTCGAACCTGATCCGATGAACCTCCTTCGACGCCTCCAGGCAGCTACCCGGTTCGTCGTCGCTCCCAAGGCACGATATGAGGGGGCTCGGCATTCGACTCAGCGGTCAACCCTCCACGGTTCGGTCCAGTCCGCCGCCTACGACATCGACCCGTACAGTCGCTACGAGTTGGTCCGGCGGTCCCGGTACTTTGAGCGCAACAACGCGTTTGTGAACCGGATCGCTGACCTTTTCGAGCAATACACCGTAGGACAGGGGCTCGCGTTCTTCCCGTCATCGTCCAGCCCGACTTGGAACGAGGCCGCCCTCAATTACTGGCGAGACTGGCAACGGTTCGCCGACCTGTCGTCCCGGCTGTCGTTTGGATCCCTCCAAGGCATCATCGCCCGGGCGCTTTTCGTCGATGGCGAGATCTTCGTCATCCTCACCCGAGGCGACTCCGGCAACCCTCGGATCCAGTTGGTGGAATCCCACCGAGTGAAGACCCCGCCCACCCAGGACGGCCGGACGATCATCGACGGAATTGAGGTGGACGACCGCGGCCGCCCGACCGCCTATTGGATCACCAACGAGGACGCAAAGCGAAAAGAGACTTTCCAACGGGTGGCTGCCGAGTTCGTCGTCCATGTCTTCGAGCCCGGCCGCCCGGGGCAGTACCGAGGCCTCCCGGCGCTTTACCCGGTGATGAACGACCTCCACGACCTCGACGATCTTCAGATCTTCGAGATGCAAGCCGCCAAGGCCGCCTCGAAGGTTCAGAACGTCATCAAGACCAAGGAGGGAGAGGTCACCGACGACGACATCATCCGCGGCACGGTCACCGGATCCGATGGCGTCGAGCGGGCCGACTATTACAAGGACGTCTTCGGTGGAGAGGTCGCCGTTCTCAAGCACGGGGACGAGTTCAACCAGTTTCAAGTCGAGCGCCCGTCCGCGGCCACCTCGGGATACTGGGATTACCTGACCGCCAAGGTCTGCGCTGGAATCGGGGTGCCCAAAGAAATCGTGCTGCCCACTTCGATGCAGGGGACCTCGATGCGGTCGGTGTTGGACATCGCCAATGCGTTCTTCCGGTCCCGGTCTGCCGTGATCGCTGATCACCTCCGCCGGGTCTACGAGTACGTCATCGAGACCGGCATCCGCACCGACCCCGCGCTCCGCATTCCGCCGGCTGACTGGTATCGGTCCACCTTCCGGGCTCCGCGATCCATCAACGTGGACGTGGGACGCAATTCCGCCGCCGCGGTCGCTGAGTTCAAGACGGGGATGCGAACCCTCCAGAGTATCTACGCCGAGACCGGGGAAGACTGGCGCGAGCAGCTACGGCAAAAGGCGGCAGAGATTGCCTATGCCCAAGAGCTTGCCCAAGAGTTCAACGTGGACCGGGCCGAGATCATGACTCTCGACCCCAACGAGCTTTCGAGCAACAACGCCGCAGCCGCCAACCCGTGAACACCTGGTTCGACATCCAAGCGAAGGCCAACGACGAGGCCGAGATTTATCTCTACGACGAGATCGGTGGTTTCGGCGTGAACGCGAAATCGTTCATCGACGCCGTTAAGGCGACCGGGGCCAAGCGAATCAACCTCCGCATCAACTCGCCCGGCGGGTCGGTGTTCGACGGCATTGCCATCTACAATTTCCTCCGCGGCCAGGACGTCACCGTCCAGATTGACGGACTCGCCGCGTCGATCTCCTCGATCATCGCCTTGGCCGGCAAGACGGTCCGCATCGCCGGCAACGGGTTCTTCATGATCCACAACCCGTGGGGCGGGGCCATCGGTGAGGCCGACGAAATGCGCCAGACGGCCGACTTGCTCGACAAGATCCGGGACAGCCTCGTGGGCACCTACGCCGCCAAGACCGGCAAGGACTACGACACCATCAAGAAATGGATGGACGCTGAAACTTGGTTCACCGGAGCCGAGGCCAAGGAAGCCGGTTTCGTGGACGAAGTGACCGACGAAATCGCCTTCGCCGCTTCGACCCGGTCGTTCCGCAACGCTCCCGACGCCCTCAAGGCCGTTTCCAAGACCGCGCCCCAGGCTGCCCGCCGCGCATTTGACAAAGGGGTCCAGCAGGTCGAGGACGGCAAGGGGGGCGACGGACTCGAACCCGCCACCGTCAAGGAAGCTCGAAGCCTCAAGGCCGGTGAGACTCCGACCGAGGCGAAGGTCCGCAAAGCTTACCGTTGGTGGGCTCGCAACGAGCGGTTCCTCGAAGCCGAGGCCGACAGCCCGGCCGACGTGGCTGCCAATCTGTGGGGAGGGGCCGCGGGCCGTGACTGGTTCCGCGCCTTGTACGCCCAACTGGACGAGGACAACGACTCGCCCGAGACCCCGGACAATTCCGAAACCCAACCCCAACCCATGACCAAACTACTCCAGAGCCTCGCCGCCGCCGGGCTCATCTCCTCCGCTGACGTTGCCGAGGACACCGCCGTCACCGAGTTCGAACATTTCTTCGCCGCCTTCAAAAAGGCCAAGGACGACGCCCAGGACGCGCTCGACCAGATCGCCAAAGCCAAGGTCCTCTCGACCGTTGACGCCGCCATTGCTGATGGCCGCATCGCCGCCAGCGTCAAGGATGCCTGGGTCGCCCAGATCCAAGCTGACGCCAAGGCCGCCGAGTTGCTGGCCGCGATCCAGACCCCGAAGCCCGGAGCCGACCCCGTTGGGGCACCGGCCGGAGCGGGTGGCAAAGCTTCCGACGAACTCCGCGCTGAGTTTGATCGGATCACCGATCCGAAACAGCGCACGGCTTTCTGGTCCCAACACAAGGCCCAGTTGCTGAAAAAGTAACCTCACAACCAACCCAAACACACCATGCCCAATACCCTCGACTCCGGCCTGAATGGGACGCTCATCTCCCAAGCGGGCCTCGATGCCTTCGTCGGAGCTTTCGCTCCCATGTCGGCCTTCACCACCGACTTTGACCCGGCTCCGGCCTCGAAGTCTGACACCATCCAGGTGCCCTACGTTCCGGCCGCCTCCGCCGCCGCGGACTTTGCTGGCACTTACACCCGCCAGGACTCGACCCTAAACAAGCGCACCATCACGCTGAACAAGCACAAGTTCGTGTCTTGGTATCTGTCCGACGTGGCCATCGCCAAGAGCCCGGCCGTCACCCTCGAACGCTTTGGAATGCAGAAGGGTTTCCAGTTGGCCAAGGCCGTCTTCCAGGACGTTCTGTCCGCGGTCACCCTGGCGAACTACGGTGCCGCCGCCCACACCGGCCTCGCCGCAAACTTCGACTACGCCGACATCGTTGACATCAAGGACGCGTGCGACACCGCCGAGATGCCCGAGATGCCCCGGAGCCTGGTGCTGTCGTCCAGCTACTACAACGCCCTGCTGAAGGATTCCGTCATCAAAGATGCGGGTGCCCTCGGCGCGACCGCCAACCAGACCGGCAGCCTCCCGAACCTGTCCGGGTTCATGACTTACCGTTCGAGCTTGGTCCCGGCCAACGCCCAGAACCTCGTTGGCTTCGCCGCGTTCCCGTCCGCCTTGGTCACCGCGATGCGTTACCTCCAGCCCTCGGGCCGCAGTCAGGACGGCATCTATCGCCCCGTGGCCGACGAGTCCACCGGCATCACCCTCGGATACCGCGAGTTCTACGACAACGACAAGGGCGAGGTTGTCGCCGTGCTGGAGTGCTTCTATGGCTACGCCCTTGGCGAGGCCGCTGCCCTCAAGCGCATCGTGTCGGCCTAATCGCCATGCGACTGGGTATTCTCATCGCTGACGGCAAGGTCGTCCTTGGACCCGCTCCGGCCTCAAAGGTCGAAGCTGAGTTTAAGGCGGCCGTGCAGTCGGGCGCAAACGGTGTGGGCGTCATCGAGCTTTGGTCTGAAGACCGAGGCCGCGAGAAGCGCCACAAGTTCACCCAGGGGACCGCGCCGGTCTCCGCGCCTGTGGCTGACAAGCCGCGGAAGAAATAACACCGAGCCAACCCATGAACGCGGCCGACACGGCACTTGCGACCGGATTCACCACCTTGCTGGCAACGGCAGGGGACACGGTGACTTTCCGGGGTGCTTCCGTGTCGGCCGTGGTCAACTGGGTGCCGTTCGACGAAAAGCCGTTCCCTAACAGCCCTGACTTTGACCGCGAGGCCACCTCCCGGGTCGAGTTCGTGGACGGTGCGGTAAGTCCCGCGCCCCGGGTCGGTGAGATCATCACCCAAGGCACCAAATACCATCGCATCCAGTCGGTCCGATTCAACGGTCTGGCTTGGTTGATGGATTGTGAGGTGACAACGTGACTCTGACCTTCCAGACCAACCTCGACGAGTTCAACGCAGCGCTGACCCGCTACGCCGCGCTATCGAGCAAAGGGGCGGCCGAGGCCGTCGCCAAAAAGGGAGCCGACTTCGGTTTCCGGTTGTCCCGCAAACTGCTGACTCTCGCCCCGGACAAAGGGTCCGTCCGCGAGAGCCGACTCGCCGCGCTGGCTTCAGGTGGAGGCCTCAAGATCCGAGACAAGATCCGCCAACGGGTCTACGCCAAGCTGGGCGTCTCCCAGACCCTCGCCGGTCGCAAGCTCCGCATGGGCGGCAAAAAGCTGACCGCATCCAAGTTGACCGGTGGTAAGCGCCTCAATCTTCAGGCCCTCTTGGTCCGCGCCGAACTCAACGCCCGTGAAAGCGGCCGCGGGTTCTCGGCGTTTTCTGCCCGGTACAAGTCCCTTTCCCAGCAACTGGCCGCTGACCGTTTCGGTGAGCAGCGCCGGAAGATCATCGACCGCTACAGCCGGTTCCTGTCCGAGGTTGGTTTTAAGCGGGACCGTGATTCGTCCAACCTGACGTTCCGATGGGGCGGCAACGAGTCGTCCGGCAAGATGGCCGTGGCGCTCCAGAAACCGCGCCAACAGGCCGCTATCGCCGCCGCGCTCGACGAGGCCCGCGCCGACATGATGGAATACATCATCCGCAAACAGACCCAAGCCGCCCGGACGATGGCAATCTGACCCATGCTTTCCCTCGCTTCCATGCAGTCAACGGTGGCCGCGGCAATTACTGCCAACGCTTTTTTCTCGGCAAGCCCGGCCGTGCTGTGCATTGCTGACGACGGTCTTCAGGACTCAGCCATCGAAACCCAGCTTCGTTCCGTTGGCTGCGTCGTGGTTGTCCCTCCGATCCTCCGGGCCATGCGTCGAGACCTCGGTGCAGGGAAGTTGCTTCTGGACGCCGAGATCGTTGTCCGGGTGTTGGTCAACCCGCACGTCAACGCATCGGTCGGAGGAGCCAACCGCAACGTCTATTCAGCCGTGGCCGCCGCAACTCAGGCCGTCTTGTCGTGGGTTCCAGCAACCGCCGGGGACCGTCGCTTCGAGACTTCCGAGGATTTCCTGCAGATCGCAGTCAACGACACGGGCCTCCTCGGCTACCATCTCCTTTTCACCAAACTCTCAACCCTGAACTGATCCCAACCAACCCATGAACACCGCCCCAGTCATCCTCGGCAATCACGGCTTTTTCTTCCGCGATGGCGCGAGCTTCACCGTCCCGTCTGCCGGCACTGCCAGCCGCACTTCCAAGCCCGGAGCCGCTGACACCGGATGGATTGACCTTGGCATTCTGTCCGAGGCCACGATTCAGCACGAACGCGAAGAGCGCGACATCTTCGCCCCGACCCCGGGCGTGATGCGTTTGTACGACGTCATCGAGACCAAGCGCCAATTGTCCATCAACCTGACCGCGCAGGAACTCAGCCCGCTGGCGTTCGAATTGATTTTCGGCACGCTTGCCCTGACCTCGGCCTCGACCCAGTACAACCCACTCGAAGGCGCGACCAAAAAGGGCTGGCTCAAGATGCAGCAGTACAACCAGACCGACGCCATCGTAAACACGGTGGACGTGTACGTTCAGATCAAGGTCTCCGGGGAAATCACCTTCGGAGACAACGTGGTGACCGCCCAGTTCGAGGCTCGCGTTCTCCACTCGACGTTGAACACCGGCACCTTGGCTTAACCCACCCACCGCAATGCCAGCCGATCCAATCACGCCCGGCTTGGCCGCGGCATGGAACAACACAGGCCCGACGATTTACGGTGTTCCTTCAAGGTTCACCGCGGCCGTTCGGGCGCAGAGCAACCTAACCTTGGCAACAGCCCTGTCCGGTACATTGGACGGGGTGAGCTTGCAGGGCACCGCGGCCACGGTTTCAAGCCGGGCCGTGTTGCTGACCGCCCAATCGACGACTACCCAAAACGGAATCTACGTCACGTCAGCAAGTGGGACATCGGTCAACATCTCGGCTTCGTTTGGTACGGGAACAAAGGTTGTCACCGGATTGACCGCTGGCCGGCTTTACTATTGGAGCCAGTCCAACGGCTACAATGCCACCAACGGCACCGAAACACTCACCGAAAGCGGCTACATCGCCGCGTCTCCGTCGGGTACATTGACCTTTCAGGGACCAGCATCGACCGCGCAAAACGATCAACTAAACGAGTCCGTTCTGGCTCGGTTGAACTTGTTCGACGCGCCCAACGAGTTCCCGGTGGAATTGGTCGTCAACGTTACCAGTGGCACGTCTGCAGCAACTTGGTGGCAGTTGGTGTCCGTGGTGACCACGGTGGGCTCTTCGCCGATCACCTTCAGTCAGATCACCGTTGGAAGCCTCGACATCGGCTTCGAGGACAACCCGTTTGACAATACGCCTCCGGGAGCCGCCACGCCCAGCAACGCGGCAGGTTTTGACAACACCCTGCCGGTTCCGGTGATGCCGAGTCTGTCCCAGTCGTTCGTCAACGCCACGCCCGACGGCAAGACCCCGGGCACCGCGGCCGCGTTCGACAACACGCCAGCCACCGCGCTGGTCCTCCAGGGCGAGACAAGTCCGGTCGCTGGCATTACCACGCCCGCCAGCCCGACGGCTGTCACCCACCTAGCGACGCTCACCGCGGGGACCAATTACCTTGTCCAGGTTGGAGCCCGACTCGCTCCGGTCACGATTACGCTGCCCGACCCTGGCAGTCTGGCCCAGCGAATCGAAATCGCGGACATCACCGGCCAGGCTGCGACCTACGCGGTCACGGTCAACGCCGGAACAAAAGACATCGAGACGGCAGGTCAAACGTCTTACATCATCGACCGCAACGACGCGGTCCTTGTGCTGAGTTACACCGGAACCAAGTGGAAAATTCTCTGAACCCATGATCTCAAAAATTGCCGTGGCGACGACCGCCACCCTCGTCGATGCAGCCACCGAAAGGCAGTGGCTGATGATTCAAAACCAGTCGGACACCCCAATCTTCCTCTCGTTCGATGGCACCGCCGCGGTGACCACCGACGCCGGAGCCAGCCCGGGCATCCGCCTAGCCCCGTGGGACACGATCATGTCCACGGACATTTCCGGCCGGTTCACCGGCAACAACTACGCGATCTACGCCATTCACGGCGGGACTGGAACCAAGAACCTTGTAATTCAGGAGGCCTAAAACATGAGCTGGAACATTCAAAAACCCGGGGACTACATCAACGGCCCGCTCACGGTGACCGGAACCTTGTCGGTGACTGGAGCCGGGCCTCATTCCATTGCTGGTCAAGTTGCCAGCAGCGGAGCAACTGCCGGTTTCCAGATGCAACCGCGTGACGGTTCTGGTGCAAACTGGTTGTGGTACAACCCAACAGGAGACGACGCTCGGCTTTACAACAACGTTGGAAACGATGTTTTAATTGTAAATAATATTGGAAACTTGGGGCTTGGAATTGCTCCGAGCGCGTGGCAAACCACATCATACAAAGTATTTCAGATTGGATCTACAGTTGCGATGTATTGCGACAGCAATGCGTATTCCGTAATATCAAATAACACTTTTATTAACGCTTCCTATTCGGAGCGTTACCTTGTTAATTCGTTTGCGACCAAGCAAACTACCTTTCAAGGAACTCACAGTTTTTGGACTGCTCCTACAGGTATTGCTGGAGACCCGATTTCATTTACTGAGCGTGTTGTTTTTGAAAACCTCGGTGACGTAAATGTAAAAACAGGAAATGTCAAAGTTTCCTCTGGAAAAGGCATCGACTTCTCCGCTGCTTCCAATGTGGCCGGAATGACCTCCGAGTTGCTCAACGATTACGAGGAGGGGACTTGGACGCCGACGATTACGGCTGAAACTGGAACGCCTACGTCTGTCACTGTAAACACTGCAGTCTACACAAAAACAGGGCGACTTGTTTGTGTTGGTTTTGATTTTACAGTTGTGGATAAAGGTACGGCATCAAACAGTCTGAGATTCACTTTACCGTTTATAATGTCAGTGGGATCACAATGCGGTGCTTTTAGGGAAACATCAAATATCGGGTGGATGGGAATGGTTACCGCAGCAACAACTTCCATCGGATCTTTGAACTTGTACAACAACGGAACTCCTTGGGTAAACTCGTACAGATTCCAAGGGAGTTTCACTTATTTTGCCTAATACCATGATAACAGAAAAAACCGTTCTCTCGCTCGTCGAAGTAACGCCGACCGGCTTTGTCCAAGTCCGCCTTGCCAACCAGATGCTGGACGGTGAGACGGTCAAGGCGCAGACCTTCAACCGCTACTGCCTTGCCCCTGGTTCAGACCTGACGGGTCAACCAGACCAGGTGGTCAACATTGCCAACGTCGTCTGGACACCTGAGGTGGTCGCCTCCTACGAGGCCCAGATTGCCAACCAAAACCCCATCGGAGCCTGAACCATGATCGAAACCAAGACCCTCTGCGCCGTCACTGTGCGGCCCGATTGTAGCCTCCTAGTTCAGGAGACCCTCGCGTATCTGAAGGACGGCGTTCAAATCTCCGTGGAGCCGGTGGGCACCTACGACCTTGCCCCGGGTGATTCGCTCGAAAACAAGCCGGCCGATGCTGTCCGCATTGCCAACGCGCTTTGGACTCCCGAGGTCATTGCAGCCTACGCCGCGGCGCATCCGATCCCGGAGCCCGATGTCATCGTCGTCGAGGAGCCTGTCGTCGATGCTTCTGTCTCGACAGAGTCAACCTCCGAGGTTGAAATCGTCACGGAGACTTCCTCCGAAAACTGACATGGAAAACGCCCCTGCACTCACCCCGAAACCCGCCACCGTCAAAATCTTCGTTCTGAAGTTCACCGAGGCCGAGGCCCAAAAGGCTTTGGACATCTTCGAGTGGACCGTCAGAAACGGTGGGCTTCCGTTGGCCAAGGAGGTTCTGCCCCTGGCTGAGAAGTTCATGCAAGCCGCTGTCAAAGCGAAGGAAGCCGAGGAGGCTGCCAAGGCTGCAAAGAACGCCGAAGACGCCAACACTGTGGAAAAAGTGAAGGCCTGACAAAATGACGACCAACCACAACGAAATCCGGGACGGTTCAATCGGCATCGGATCCGGGTTCACCTCCGCGATCATGGGCATCTTGAAACCTCTTGGCGAGGTGGCGTCGTCCATCGGTTCCATCGTCGGATGCATCATCGCTTGCGTGATGCTCTACAGACTGCTGCGAAAGAAAGACTGACCCCATGAACGTGAAAACCACCCTGGCCGGAATCGGCTCCATCTTGGCCGCTGTTGGATTCGCCCTAAAGGCGATCTTCGACGGCGACCCGACAACCAACGTGGACATTGGCGCGACCATCGCCGCGGTGACAGCCGGCATCGGCCTCATCGCCGCCAAGGACGCCAAGCCGACCGGACCGAAACTGCCCGAGCCTACCGAACCCAAGGCGTGAATTGGGTCGAACAGATCGTCACCGCCCTAGTAAAGTTCCTCTACGGCCTGACCAAGGAAACCCCGACCGCCCAAAATGCTGAAACTCCTCCAGAGGTTCGCCGTGGTTGGGATGCTTGGATTCGTGGCCGGTTGCGGGACAAGGGCGGTGATGATCGACCCCAGGGCTGACGTTGTCCGCCTTGGGCCGGGAGTGCGTGGGCCGGTTTACGTCTTCATTGACGGCCGGTGGACGCTGACCCGGAAAGTAACTCTGCCCGAAGGCTGGTTCGCCGGTCCCGGGCCTCAACAAGAAACCAAACCCTAAAGAAAACCCATGACTGACAGCATGGCCACACTGATGGGCGGCAAACAGATTGTCGCCTACCACCTCGACGGAACCCAGGAGATCGTGACCCTGCGGCAACTGCCCGTTCGAGCCCTGCCGCAATACCTCGCCACCATCGACGACGAGGCCGCCCGATTGGAACTGCTGGCCGACAAGCCCGCGGGGTGGGCGGACAAGATCAAGCCCGACTCGCACGTCGAGCTTTTGGAGGCCGGGGAGGGCCTCAACTCCGATTCTTTTTCCGCGTGGCTCCGTCGCAGAGTGCAGCGACAGGAGCAACTGGTTCCGGGATCAAGCGGAGAGCTGGGCAAGCAGTTGCTGTCAGCCTCGCCGACTGGGTCGCAGAGTGCGCGGTGCGCTGTGGTCTGACGCTCGCCCAGGCCGTCGAACACAGTCCGGGCCAGTTGCGGCTTTTGGCGGCTGCGGCCTCGCGCATTGACGCGGGGGCAGGGCTGCTCAATCTGCACACAACTTACGCGGCAACGGCTGCGACGGTTGCAAAGGAAGGGCGGACCGTGTTGGAACGCCTCCAGAAGCAACTGACGAAACAAGCGAAAGGCGGCTGACATGGCAGACACGAATCTACGGATCAAAATCGGGATGCAGGGGGCCGCGGACGTCAACGCGGGCCTCCGGGCTATCGGGTCGGCTGCGTCGAGCCTCAAGGCAACGCTGGCCGGCATCGCTGCGTCTGTGGGCGGCCTGGTCAGCCTGGGGGCTGCAATCCAGCAGTCCGTCAAGTTCAACGCCGAACTCGAACAACAGGGGGTCGCATTCAAGACCTTGCTGGGCAACGCCGAGGCCGCAAGCCGACGGATGGCCGAGTTGGCCCGGTTCGCCGCTCAAACCCCGTTCGAGCTTCCCGAGATCGTCCAGGCGTCCAAGGTTCTCCAGAGCCTAACCAACGGTGCATTGGCCTCCGGTGAAGGACTCCGTCTCGTCGGTGACGCCGCTGCCGCGACGGGGCGACCGCTGGAGGAAGCCGCAATGTGGATCGGTCGATTGTACGCCGGACTCCAATCGGGGACGCCAGTGGGCGAGGCCACGGTTCGGTTGTTGGAAATGGGTCTGATCTCAGGCACCACCGCCCGCAAGCTCAACGACCTGGCCGAGTCTGGTCAGGGTGCCGGTGAAGCAATGACGATCCTGCGGGACACGTTCGGCCGCCTCGGTGGGGCAATGGCTGACCAGTCCCAGACGTTCAGCGGGTTGCTCTCGACCCTCAAAGACACGTTCAACATGGCCCTAGCCGACATCGGCAAGCCGTTGTTTGACGCGCTGAAGATCGGCATTGCGGAACTCATTCCGGTCGTCGAGGAAGTCGGAACCCGCATCGGTGCGTTTACACGGTTGGCGGTTCAATCGTGGCGCGACGGCCGGTTTGCGGAACTCATCGGACTGACCATCGAGGCAGGGGTCGAGTACGGGGTCGAAGCTTTTGTCGATCTTCGCGACAAGGTTCTGTCGTTCTTCACCGACGAAAGGATCGCCAACGCAATCGGTAACTCTGCGGCAACTTTGGTGGCTGGCACCGCTAGGGCATTCATCGAACTCAATACGTTCTTTCAAAGCTATTGGAACTCAGTCGGGGTCTACGCTGCCCAAGCAATCGGGTCCGCAATCCGCCTTTCAATCAACGCGGTTCTGGCATCGGTTTCCGTCGCCACGTTGGGGCGGGTCAATCTTCCACTTATCGAGCAGACGACCCCCAACTTTGACGAAGCTTTGGCTGGTGGGACCGCAATTGCCCAGGCCAACGCCGCAAAGCAGAGGGAAATCGTTGACGCATTGCTGGGCACTTACCGCGAGTTTATCGGGGTTGAGTCCGGCATCACCGATGAAAGCGGGAAGCAGGTCACCGCTCGCGAGAAACTCAAGGCACTCATTGACCAAGTTTTGGCGGTCGAAAAAGCCCGCAAGGATCTCACCGGAGGGGCTCAGACCGTCATTGAGAACGAGGCGAAGCTCATCAACGTAAAGTTGGAACTTCAGAAGCTCGAACTCGCCTACAACCGGCAGTTGCAGCAAATCAACCAAGCCCGCGGCGCTGTTGAATCGAGTTGGCTGATGACCAACTTGGAGAAATACCAAGAGAAGAAGCGACTGTTGCAGGGGGAGATTGACCTCATTGGCCGGCAAATCATCGAACTCGAAAAGCTCAAGACCACCGCGAACGAGACCGAGCGGATGCAGATCGAACAGCGCATCGTCGGTCTCCAGGGCACCGCGGGCGGTGTTCAAAACCAGATGACCGGAATGGGACCGGATCCCGAATCGTTCCGGCAACAGTTCCAATCCACGCTGGTTGACTTGCAGAATCAATGGGGAAGCTGGGCGCAACAGACGGCCGCAACGTTCTCCAACGTGTTCAACACCGCGATCTCATCCATCTCGAACGGAATCACGGGGCTCATCATGGGAACGATGACTTGGGGTCAAGCGCTTGCCGCCATCGGAAATACGATTCTGACCACGATCATCCAGTCTATCGTTCAGATGGGTGTCCGGTGGGTGGCGACTCAGATCCTAATGGCGACGGTCGGAAAGGCACTTGCCGCCGCATCGGTCGCCGCGACGGTCCCGATGGCTGCTGCTCAGGCTGCCGTATGGGCAACTCCGGCAACTTTGGCAACGATTGCGTCTTACGGTACGGCAGCCGCGGCCGCTCCGGGAATGATTGCCGGAGCCCAGGGGCTTGTCCTGGCTCAGTCGCTGGCCGCATTCAAAACGGGCGGCTACACGGGCGACGGCAACCCCAACGACGTGGCCGGCATCGTTCACCGGGGCGAGTTCGTGGTCCCGGCTGATGCTGTGGATCGGATCGGGTTGTCCACACTTCAATCCATGACCGCCGCGGGCGCATCGGATCCCGGTGCCTTCACGTCGCCGGCCGCCCCGGGTCCGATCACGCTCAACATGGGGGTCTTTGACAACCCGGGCCGATTGGCCGACTGGGCAAAGTCCAACGAGGGCCGGACGGTGCTGGTGGACATCATGCGCCAACACGCCCACGAGTTTACCCGCTCATGATCTCAACCACGTTTGCCGGTCAATCGGTTCTCTTGCTTAACGACGCCCCGGATTGGGGATCGCCGGTCGGGGTGACCTTCGACTTGGTGAGCCAGTTCGAGGAGGGATTGACCGGCCGCGAGGCTCGACGCCCCCACGCCGCAACGCTACGGGCCAAGGTGCGGTTCCGGCTAACAATCCAAGGGACAGACGCCTTCACGCTCAAGAACGCGCTACGGGGCTACCAAGCGCAACCCGTCATCGTTCCGTTGTGGCCGCTGGCCGAGACATGGGCAAACCGGGCAAACATCGCCGCAACCGGGCTCCGGGTGGCCTACAAGGCGGACTGGTCAACGTGGGAACTCTACACGACGGTGGAACCCGGCTGGGTGCTGGCCGACGACATGGTCGCCCCTGCGTTCTGGGGGCGCCTTGAAGACCCGGAAATGCTCTGGCTAAACGCCACGGTCGCCCAGTTCGACGTGGAGTTCACCGAGACGGGGCCGACCACCTACGCGCTCATCCCGGGGAGCCAGACGTTCCAAGGCGGTCCCAACCTCGCCGGCTACGCAACCAACCCGCGCCTTTGGCCGACCGCGTTGGACTGGCGGGACGTTCCCGAATCGTTTTCCGTCCGCATCATCCGGGAACAATTGGGATTTGGTCGGGCACCGTTCGAGACGATTTATCCTCAGACCAACGTCCGCGAAGCCCAGTTTCGCACGATCACCCAGTCGTCCGCCGAGTGCTGGAAATTGCTTCGATTCTTTAGCGACCACGGGGCCGGCAAGGCGTTCTGGACCCCGACGTGGCATTCCTCCGCAGTAATGACCGCCGACCTCTCCGCGGGGTCGTCTGCGCTTTCGGTACAGTCCGCCGTGGGTATTCAAGCGGGTGACTACCTCGCATTCATTCAGGGCACTGGGATCCAAGCAACCTCCCGGACATCGACCATCGTCGGGACCGCGGTCAATCTAAACAGCGCTCCGGGGGCATTCACCGCAGCCGACACCGTGGTTGCTACGTTGGTGCTTGCCCGGTTCGACAAGCCGCGCATCGGTCTCGAGTTCATCATGGGCAGCGTTGCCCAGGGAGCGGTTTCCGTAGTCGAGCTTCCGCCCGAATATTCACCGGCCGCTGACGAGACCCTCGGGACAACCATCGGGCTCCTGACGACCCGTGGCTACATTTACGAGCTTACTCAGACCATCGGGGTCACGACAACGATCACCCGGCTCACCAGTTACGAGGCCAACTTGACGGTCTCTGGAAACACCTACACCGCCCGAAAAATGGACCACGGGACGGTCAAGCAGTCACTTTTCCTCGACCGGGACGAAATCGAGATCCGGTCCGAGGTCATCGCCGGGGATCCACTGGTCAAACTCGCCACGGTCCAAGCCGAGGCCCCTGTCCGGCTCACGATCAAATCTGTAGACGTGTCCGGGGCGACCGGATCCAACGACACCGTGCTTTTCACTGGGGACATCATCGGGTTGGCGGTCCGTGGATCCCGACTGACCGCAAAAGCCGTGTCCGCGGGGACGGTGTTCGACCGTATCTATCCAAGGTTCAGGATGCAGGTCGGCTGCAACCACGCGCTGTTCTCCCCGGGCTGCGGACTAGCAAGCGCCGCGTGGCAATTCACCGCCACCCTCAGCAACCCGGGCACTGTCGGCTACCCGTTCACGTTTGACCTCACGGGACTCGCCCGGACCATTGGCACCGTCCCGACGATCACCGCGGGCTGGTTTGCTGGCGGGTGGGCGGAGTTTCAATCGGGTTCTTTGCTGAGTCGCCGGGCCATCATCGACAACACCGCCGCGGTCTCCGGTGCCCTGACGATCACGTTGGCCCGGGATCCAAACCCGTTCCCGCCGCCATCCTCAGCCGTGAAGCTTTTCCCGGGCTGCAATGGGGCACGGACAACGTGCGTGGACAAGTTCGCCAACTACCTCAACTTCGGTGGGCATCCATTCACGCCCGCAACCAACCCGTCGCTCATCAAGGTCTCGCAAAACGTCGGAGGGGGTAAGAAATGAAGCCTACATGGTTCACCGAGGAGCGCATCGACGCGCTCGAAGCCGAAGCCGCCACTTGGATCGGGACGCCGTTTGCGGCTAACTCATCCGCCAAAGGGCTGGGCGTTTCCTGTCATACCCTTGCGGGCGCTCTCTACGCGGCCGTCGGGTGGGGCGACATTGCCATCCCGGAAGTTCCGATATCCCACGGGCGGTTCGGGGAGGATTCCCTCGCCAACCCGTTCTTCGATGCCATGGCCGAGCGGTTCACCCAGCTTCCGCATGACTCGGAGGTGTTGCCCGGGGACGTTCTCGGGTTCCGCATTGGCCGCATCGTCCACCACCTCGGGACCGCGCTTCGCAACGGCCGGTTCATCCATGCGCTCGACGGCATCGGCACGACTGTGTCCACCATCGAGGACGCAACCTATCGGTCGAGACTCACGACCATCTGGAGACCCCTACCGTGAAAGGCGAAACCCGAAACCAGCCAGACCCCGAGATCAACGACGGCAACACCGAGCCCGAGGACTTCTCGACCAACCAAGAGGCGGCCTCGATCCCGTGGTTCTGCGGGGAGCGCAAACTCGCCCTCCGTTGGATCTCACCGATCTACAACCAGTTCACCAAGGAAGCTCCCCAAGAGCGACCCGGCAAGAAATAGGACAAGACCATGGGAAAAGGTGGAGGAGCAGGAAGCAAACTTTACGACTACTACGGAACCCTCGCCGGCATCGTTTGCGCGGGGCCGGTGGACGAACTTGTCGCCATTCTGGTGGACGGCCGGATCGTCTGGCCAACCGCGACGTTCTGGAACGCCGGGCAGACGGTTGCCGTCAACGACCTCCGGCAATATCTAGGCGTCGTTTGGAAGGCCACCCAGGCGCACACAACGAGCAACGCGAACAAGCCGCCGGCCTCAACCCATTGGGTCCGCTATTCGTTGGTCCGAACCGTGGGACCGAGCGCCACAAATCCGTACCCGTTGACCGTGACCGGCTACGGGGCCGCGTATTTCTACTGGGGCACCGACGACCAAGTTCTCGACACCGTCGGGGAGGCCCGCCTTGCAGCAAACGGGCACCCGCCCTACCGCCGGCAGGCCGTTCTTGTTCTCAAGGACTTCCTTTTTGGCCGGGAGCGCACTTCCGCGCCCAACGTCGAGGTCGTCGTCCGCAGGAAGCCCAACCAGACAATGCTGACCGGGGATCCGGCCGCGTTGATCGACGGACAGGCCAATCCGGTGGCCGCCATGGCTGACCTTTACACCGACCCGGTTTTCGGGGCCGCTCTGACGCCCGACACCCCGGGAGGCCCGGACACGACAACGTGGCAGTCCGCCGCAAACGCGATCCAAACCAGCATCGACGAGGCCGGCATATCGCCTGTTCTCACTCAGGCAAAAAGCCTCCGCCAGATCACCGCCGACATTCTCGCCTATTGCGACGGGTGGGTCCGGTTCTCCGCGGCCGGTGAGATCGAGGCCGGGCGATTCCCACACAACGCGGCGCCACCGACATTCACCGACGCCACGACCATTGACTACAACGATCTCATCGACGAGGTGAGCTACACGGCCGACGGATGGGCAACGACCTACAACCAAACCCAAGTCAAATTCGCCGACCGGGAGCGGTCTTACCGGGACGGATCGGTCGCTGTGGTGAGTGGATACAACCTCACCGTGACCGGGGAGCCGCGTACCGCGAAGATTGACCGCCCGTGGATCACCCGCCGAACCCAGGCATCCGAACACGCAGCAGAACACCAGAAAATCGTCGGGGAGCCCAAACTTTCCGGGTCGCTGGTCGTCCGCGCCGAGAAGGCCGCCAGCATTCGCCCAGGTGACTTGTTCCTGCTAACCCACGACGCGCTTTCCATTTCCATCGTCTGCCGGTGCATTGGAAAAGACATCGCACAACCTCCGGCCGGCCGCGCCACGATCCGCTTCGAGTCTGACCGCGCATCCGCACCGGTGCCGTTCGCCCCTACGGGAGCCGCGGACGAGGGCAGCGCCTACCCGGACAACGAAACGCTGTCGATCCAACAGTTCTTCCAGCCTCCGCCTACAATGTTTCAGGGGGACACCGACGCAGCCGTGGTCCCGTTGATCGCTCGGACGTCGCCGGTCACGATTGGGGCCAATATTCATCTTCGAAAAGAAGACGCTTCGGGGTTCTACGAACTCGGGTCTATCGACCAGTTTGCAATTCACGGAACCGTCCAAGCCTCTTGGTCGTACTACAGCCGGGCGACATCAACCCGGAGCCGATCCACCAACGTGGCGACGGTGACAACCTCGGCTGCGCACAATCTGGCAACCGGGGACGTGGTGACCATCTACGGGTTTGTGGACGCGACCTTCGACGGTGTTTTCACGGTGACTGTGGTCAACTCGACGACGTTCACCTACCCGAACACGGGATCGTTCGTTTCGACGACCACCGACACGGCTGGAACCGTGACCACTGGCAACGAGGACAACACCGAAAACCTTCGGGTCACGCTCGATGCGGGCACGGTCGGTGCGGACTTGTCCAAGATGCTGGACACTCAGACCGAGGACGCGATCAACGACAACGCGGTCTACGTCGTAATCTTCAAGGATTCCGACCGAAAAGTCTTCGAGGTTTGCACCCTGCGGGCCATGCGAATCATTTCCGGGGATTCGTTCTATCGGCTCAAGGTTCGCCGCGCTCGGTACGGGACCGAAACAAGGACGGCCGCCATCGGTGACAAGGTTTGGATCGGCTACCGGACCGACATTGCACCGATGACCCACAATTCCTTCGTGGGCTATCTGGAAGGGCTTTCGACCGCTACGTTCCGGCTTCAATCGGCAAACGCTGAGTCGGTGGCTGACCTGTCAAACACCACGCTTTGCCCAAACATTTCCTACACTTTTGCCGATCCCTATGCTCCAACGACAACCTTCACTTCGGTCCAAAGGCTGACCAACGTCACGGCAAACACTTGGACCGAGATCACGGACTTTACGGGTCACTTTGAGGTGACGGACCGCTTCCGCGTTGACGCCAGTCTTGTCGATTCATCTGGGGACCTAACCGCGGCGCGACTGTACGCAAAAAACGGATCGTCCGAACTGACTCTGTGGTCTGCAAGTTACACGGAATCATCGACCCAAAAAATCACAGCCGAGTTCACCATTCCTACCAAAGGGGCATGGCAAGTCTTCATGGCTGGCATCGACAAGTCGGGACGAATCCGAATTAAACAACTCACTGCCGGGGGCGGGTCTGCATCGGTCACCATCAACATCAAACAGAACAACACCGAGACATCCGCGCCGAGTTTCACTCCTCCAGGCATTGGTTTTCGATCAAATCAGTTTCCGATCACCGTCACGCTCACGACGACGACCGCAGGGGCGCAAATTAAGTATTCCATCGTGGACCTCGGTCAACCAGCCGGCACCTTCACAAACGTCGCAGCAACCACCGCAACGGTTGTCGTCGGTCGCAACAAGCGTCTCTGGGCCAAGGCCGACGTAGGCGAATCGAACGAGTCAATCCTGATTTACCACGAGTACTACATCGAGATTGACGACTACTATCCGCCCCGTGGCTCGTTGCCATGAAATAGGTCTGGACAAAAACCCAACGTTGGGTTTAGGTGGGGCCGCGTGAAGTGCCCTGTCTGCAATTCAATTTTTGCTGCAAGCCTTGCCGATTTCGGCCGGGAGATGGGGCGCAGCACGTCAAAATCAAAGGCCGCCGCCGCTCGCCGCAATGGCAAGAAAGGCGGACGGCCAAGGAAGAAACAATGACTGACGAAACAATGCCCGTGGAGATCGTCCAAAACGACGCTCTCGCTTCAATCGAACGCGCCCAGGTGGACGTTCAAATCTCAACCGCTCGGAAGTACCCGCGCACCTTGTCCAAGGTAAAGGAACGGATGCTGTCATTCGCCACGCTCGACGAGGAGACCGCATCGTCGTGCTTCTACACGCTACCCGCCCGCCGGGGTGGAGACGACAAGCCGATTCAGGGACCGAGCGTCCGCATGGCCGAGATCGCTCTAGCCTCGTACCAACACGTCAAAGCGGGTTCCCGCATCATCGCAGACGACGGCAAGTTCCTGACCGCTCAGGCCGTGGTCCACGATCTCGAAAACAACGTGGCGGTCTCCATCGAGGTCCGCCGCCGAGTCACTTCGAAGTCCGGGGCTCGGTATTCCGACGACATGATCGCAGTCACCGGCAACGCGGCTTGCTCAATCGCGCTTCGCAACGCCGTGTTCCGGGTCGTTCCCCGGGCGCTTATTACGCCGGTCTACGAGGCCGCCAAGCGGGTGGCCGTTGGGGACGTCAAATCACTGACCTCGAAGCGGGCGCAGATCATCGCCCGGCTGAAGCAGATGGGAGCCAAGGACGCCGCCATCCTCGCAGCCGTTGGGGCCGACAAGATCGAGGACATCGACCTTGCCCGGTTGGAGGTGCTGATTGGCCTTGGGACCGCAATCAAGGACGGTGAGATCACCCTCGAAACCGCCTTCCCGGGCGCATCACCGAAGGAGGAGGGCAAGCCTATCTTCAAGGACGCGCCGAAGCCCGAGGTAACGCCGGCACCGGAGCCAGTCAAAGAGCCGGCCGTCGCGCCCACCCATGTCGTCGCCGATCCAAAGGCCGAAGAGCCGGCCGGGTCGCCCCAGGAACGCCTGGCCGCTGTCGTGACTGGTGCCGGGTTCACGCTCAAACAGTTCAGTCAATGGGCCATTGCCATCGGCTTCCACACGGCTGCAATCGCCGAGTGGTCTGAGGTCTCCGATCAGGTCGCCAACCGGATCCTCCGCAGCCCGACGGGTCTCATCACCCAACTGAAGGCGGTGGCCAAGTGAACGCACTGGAACTTCGAAATGTCGGGTCGGTGGAAATCGCTATTGCGCCATCGGCCGCCATCGTCCGAGACGACGCAATCGCCGCGGCCGGATGGGTTGCACAGGTCGCAAGTCACGCCCAGTTTGGTGCCGCCGCTGAAGCCCTGAAAGGTCTCCGCTCCGTTGCAAAATCCGTCGAGGTTTCACGGACCGCGATCAAGGCTCCGGTGCTGGACCTTGGGAAGAAGATCGACGCGACCGCAAAAGCATTCGTGGCCGAGGTTGACCAAGAGATCACCCGTCTTACCGGGCTCATGACTCAATGGGAAATCGAACAACGCCGCCTTGCCGCCGAGGCAGAACGCCAGCGCCAAGAGGAGGAAAGAAGGGCCAGAGCCGCCGAGGAGGCCAAGCTCGCCGAGATCCGCCGACAGCAGGAAGCCGCCGCTCGGGCCGAAATGCTCGCCAACACCGAGGCCGAACGTGCTGCCGCTGAAGCCCGCCGCATCGCCGCCGAACAGGCCGCAGCAATCGAACGAGCCGCCGCGGCAGAGAGACAAGCCAACCTTCCGGCAATCGTCGAACCGCCGAAGGTCGCCGGAACCGTGGTCCGCGAGGAATGGACATTTGATGTGACCGACCTCCGAGCATTCGCCCAGGCCCACCCGGACCTTGTCGAGATCACCGTTCGCCGGGCTGACGTATTGAAAATGATCCGCGGAGGCTGCCGGCAGTTGGCTCACGCTCGGATCTACACCGAGACCAAGGTGGGGGTCCGCGTATGAACGAAGACATCAACCGCATCGAGGAACTCGCCGCGCTCATCCAAGCCGAGGTTCCGCGCCTCATCGGGGAGGCGACCGACGCAATCAACGAGTCAATAAACGTGGCGCTGGAGGAAGCCCAAGAGGCCGAATCCGACGCCCCGGCCAAGCTTCGGCTCGCGATCACCGCAACGTGGAATCTCGACACCAACACCGTCGAGGTTTCCATGCCGGTGGCCGTGAAAAGGAAGTTTACCAGGACGGTCAAACTGCCGGATCACAACCAAGAGGACCTTCCATTCATTGACACCGAGGAAGCCACCGAAACCACCGAGGCATCAAAGGCTGTTAAAAAGATCGTTGGTTCGCTCCGCGCTGCCGGGGTCAAGGTCATCACCAACTCCAAACTTACAACGGGGGGCGTCAATGAGTGACGAACGCCACGGACTCCCGTCCGCCTCATCCGCGCATCGCTACGCGCTTTGCCTAGGCTCATTCCTTCTGGAGCAGTCAATCCAGCAACCAGACGTCTCCGGGGCCGACGCCCAGATTGGAAACCGCATCCACGGCTACCTCGCCGGGGAGGGCATCGCCCTCAACGAGGAGGAAACAAGGATCGCAACTGACTCCCGACTTCAGGAGATCGAACTCGTCAAGGCCGTCTTCCCGTTCCAAGACCGCCTTCAGATCATGCGGGAAAAGCGCCTCTGGGATTACGACGCGGACTTTTCCAAGTCATGGTCCGGCAAGCCAGACGTGGTCTATCACGACGCAAGCCGAGCCTTGGTGATCGACTACAAGACCGGGCGAGGAGAAGTCCAACACGCAACCGGCAACGTCCAGCTTCGAGCCCTCGCCGTGCTGGTCCAAATCTCACGGGGACCGTTCTCCGAGATCACGGTCGCCATCATCCAACCGCTGGCCGGGGAGCCCACGACCTGCACATACGGGGCCGAGGACTTGGTTCGCGCATCGTCGGAGATGACGACGCTGATGGACGACATCCGCAAGCCTGACCAACCGCGCAACCCATCGACCGAGGCTTGCAAATACTGCAAGGCCAAGGAGGTCTGCCCGGAGGCCCGCGGGGTGGTTCAGAAACTGCCCGCGCTCGTTCCGCGGGATGGGCTCGAAATCGTCATGACTCCCGAGCAGATCGCCGAGTTCCTCGCGGTTGCTCCGCTGGCCGAGGCGGTCATTGAATCCGTCCGCGGCAAGGCCCGCCGCATGATCGACGCCGGACAGGAAATCCCGGGATGGAAGCTCAAGCCCGGAGCAATCCGCGAAAGCATCACCAACCCGGAACTCGCTTTCGCCCGGTTCATGGACGCGGGTGGGACTCAAGCCCAGTTCGTTGGAGCCATCACCGTGGCCAAGACGAAGTTCAAGGACGCGGTCAAGGCGGCCACCGGAAAGAAAGGCCGAGACCTCGACGGGTTCGTCGAAATCATGTTGGATGGCTGCACCGAGGCCAAGGCCACCGCCCCGTCGCTTGTCCAGGACAAGGAGGTGGCAAAGTGACCCCCATCATGGAACCGGAGGACGCCCACCCGATGGAGTTCGTCCGGGAGTTCATGCGCCAGTTCGGGCAACCGATCCCTGAGCAAATCGAAATGCCATGCCCGTTGACGCAGAACTTGCGCTATCGGCTCATCGACGAGGAGGCCCAAGAACTGCGGGACGCGACCAACTTGATTGAGTACCTCGACGCCGTCGGGGACCTCCTTTATGTGGTCTACGGGGCCGCCATCGCCGCAGGGTTCACTGCCCAGCAAATCGAGGCCACGGTCTACGAGATCCACCGGAGCAATATGTCGAAACTCTGGAGCGCTGACGAGATCGACAGCATCCCGGCAGACTGCCGAGCCAGCCACGTCGGGGACGGGCGCTACATTGTCCGACGCAACGATGGCAAGGTCATCAAGAGCCCGACTTACAGTCCGGCCAACCTCCAACCCATCATCGAATGAGAAGCCTGAGAGGTGGCGGGTTCGCCAAAATATTACACGCCGCCGAGATTCACACTGCCGACTCCGGCAATCCGGTGATGCTCCTGACGGTGGAGTTCGAGACACGGACACTGGCCAAGGGGGCGCTCTACGCCCAGCGGGTGCAGTTCCGATCCTTCGCCGCCGAAGACCACGCGCTTGTGGACAAACTCAAGGCCGGGGCGTTCATCGCATTCGACGGGGACTGCGACGCGGTCAGTGAAAAGAGCCAGACGGGCTGGTGGTACGCCAACCCTCGGGTGACCGGCCGCATCCTCAGCGTCATCGACACCGAACCCGGGAGACACGGTGAGTGACATTCTTCAGTTTCTCGTCGTGGGCCATCCAAAGGCCCAACCGCGGGTCAAAGCGTTCAAGCGGGGCAACCACGCGGGCGTCTACGATCCGGGCACGGCAGACGGCTGGAAGCTCGCCGTTGGGGCCACCGCCCGCATTCACTGGAACCGGGTGCAGTTCCTTGGGCCGCTACGCCTCGTCCTTGGGTTTTTCATGCCGAGGCCAAAGGCGCACTTCAACCGACACGGAGACCCCAAACCCGGGGCTCCAGTGTGGCACGAATCAAAGCCTGACGCTGACAACCTTGCCAAAGCCGTGATGGACGCGCTGACACAACTCCAAGTCTGGCGCGACGATTCGCAGGTCGTCCAACTGGAGGTCTCGAAAGCATACGGAGCCCGGGCGGGATGCATCGTTATCCTTGGTCCGGCATCATCGCCGGATCCGCTCTTACGCCTCGACATGGGGCGTTTCATCGACTGACAGCACGGGGGCCGCGCATCCGAAACACGCGGGCAAAATCTTTTTGAAAAAGTTCTTTCCAACCACGTTTTCCTCGTTAAATTAAGCGCATCGAAGGCAAGCACGCCTGAGAAAAACAGAACGAATCGAATCATGAACAACGCCAAGAAAATCACACTCACCACGATCAAGTCCTTCATCCGCAAGTCCGGTGAGCAACTGCACTTCGTCAAGCGGACTGCGTTTGACGGGATGCAGGACATGGTCTGCGCCACCGGCAACAAGGAGTTGGTGAAGGCGATCCGCTGCAAAGAGAAAAGCCACAACCACGGAGTGACTGGTGCGTGGTTCGTCGGATCCAGCCGGGATTACTTCCAGCCCTACAACGACGGAAAGTTTCAAGGTTTCAAGGTTTCAAACTGCTGCGGCGAGTTCATCCTGGCGGTTCCGTTCGCCGGCTGATTTACAAACCGGGGGCGCGACCGGCCAACGCGCACAACTTCAACACCTACCGAATGACTTCTATGATCACCGTCCAACTTCCGACCGATCCCGCCTATTGGAGCTGCTTCTGGGGCAGCGACTACGAGGAAGGGGTCGCCCGCGCCAACGACAACCTTGAGGCCATGATCCGCAGCGAGTTTGCCGACGCCCCGTTCGAGATCCGTTTCGAGCGCACCGCCACTCCAGCACCCCGAGGAGTCCTAGGACACGACGAGGAAGCCGTGGAGGCCGTCTTCGAGTTCATCGCCACCAACTGGACCAACGCACTTTGATCTCATGAACCTGACCAACCTCATCAGCGCATTGATCGCCGTGGAAAGCAGCGGCAACGACCTAGCCATCGGTGACCAAGGCCGGGCCATTGGGCCGCTTCAGATTCACCGGGCCGTGGTGCTCGACGTGAACCGATTCACCGGGGCGCACTACCGGCACCAAGACATGACCAACCGAGCCATCGCCCGGAAAGTTTGCCAGGCTTACCTCGAACACTACGGCAAGGGCTGCACGACTGAGCAACTCGCCCGGAAATGGAACGGTGGAGGTCCGGCCGGGGACCGCAAAACCGCCACGATGCCGTACTGGCGCAAGGTCGAGGCCCAACTCAAGAAAGGAACCAAGCAGTGAAACTCCACGAACTGCCTTCGGATCACCGGCTCCGAAACATCGCGATCCAGTCCATCGAAGGGCTCCGCATCCACTGCCGGAAAACGACCTACAAGGCCAAGCCCGCGACGTGGAAGATCGGCCGCGAGACCTACAACCGCCTCGGGGAGACATGGCGCACCAACTTCGACTTCATCGTGGAGGAGCCCAAGTGAACTCCACCACCGAACAAATCGTCTCCGCGCTCCGGGTGTTGTCCGTCGAGATCCACTCCGAGGACGGGGTTGCCAACGCCGTGGTTGCCGAGGCCGCCGACCGCCTGACGCTTATGGCCAACCTAGTCGCCAAGCATGTCCAGGAGACCAAAGAAGACGTCGAGCAAATGGCCGTCGCTTCCGAGACAATGGTCGAAGCCACGGCAAAGATTCAGAACCTCCGCGCCCGGATTAAGCGGCTGG